TATTCGACTTAATTCTGACCTATCTGAGTTTCAGCAATAAAATCTAACTTATATTGTTCCTGCGACTTACCATCAGGATGATACTTTTTAAATACTTCAAGATAATCTAACGAAGAAACACCATAGATACTATAGAAATTATCTTCTTCGAATCTGTTGAACTTTGGATTATATCTTCTAACAACTTTATTATTAATAATTCCCCAAGGAGATAACTTCCTTGTTTCCTTTTCACCAATAATCCTATTGAATCTATTTACAATATAGGTTATATCGAAATTATCAGTGTTCCATCCAGAAATAACATCTGGGTAGTCAAAACTCCAAACATCGATAAACTTTTTGCAAAGATCATACTCATCCCTACATTTAATATAAGTTACATTATCTGCAGGACTGAAATCATCATATCCTAAGAGGTATGTATTATTTTCGCCACGAATTTTATAAGCGATAGAAATAATTGGTTGGAATGGATCATAAGGTTTAGCAAATCCTCCAGTTTCTGGATCAGAATTAACTTCGATATCAACAATAGCTATTCTAATCTTATCAATATCCCAATTTACTGGTTCTGGAAACAGATCAGATATTAAACAATACTCAAATTTAGTATTGCCATATATCTTAAAGTTTTCCACAGATTCGTACTTTTTAACATACTCTTTTGTCTTTTTAATTGAACCTGGTTTAACCTTTCTTAAAGGTTCACCATAAATTGTGTTATATTGGGATTCTTGGTTTGTAGGAATAAAGATGGATGGAGAATACGGAATTTTAACACTTACTTTCTTTCCGTTTCTCCACCCTCTATAGAGGATATTATCACCATATACCTTAGCATTAAGATAAAAATCACTCATTAATCATCTCCACAAAGCCTTAGAGGATAAGACTTTGTGATGGCGTAACAATACCAGAATTCATTGTCTTGTATTGGGTAATAAATTCGTCAACTGCTTCGGTAACAAACATTACATGGCTCTTTGCAACAGTCAAAGAAAAATCCTTTTTGTCTTTTCCATAGATAGGAAAAGGAACAAATCCAAAAGTAGGTTGACCATTAGATTGTGAAGGAACCATACCAAGCTGAACAGGGTTGTTCAGAATATATGAATCTCCATTTTCGCTCAATTCACAAATAATATCTTCACCAGTGGTCAATCTAATACACTTAATTTCAGCCATAATAACCTCAAGCTTGTCTAATTAAAAAACTATGTTTAACATTCTCCGGAGAGAAGTATTCTTCTAATATGTCTAAAACAATCTGTTTATCAAAGTTCTTACAAGAAAAAACGTCGAAATACAAATCACCATTATGATCCATAAAATGTCCCATAACATTAGACGTTTGTATAAACTGTAAAACAGTCCATCCAGTTAATTCTCCTTCACCGAAGTGGAGGACTTGCGGTTCACCAAACGGAACCATATCTATACGCTTAACAAGTTCTTTTACAAAATCTGCAATGTAAATAGGATCTTTAGATTTATTTAAATCACAACCTTTCACATCAAGAACTAAATGATACCCCCAGCTGTTTTCAGACATAGTATTCTCCTAAAACTATAATACGAAAGTATTATTTAGGAAAATATTTTGTCACCTTAATACCGCAACGTTTTAAGAATTCAATACCGTCTGTGCTTCTGTATTCTTCAATATAATAGAATTCTTTTATCTTAGCACCATAAATTAATTTTGCACAATTCAAACAACAAGAATGTGTACAGAACAAAACGCCACCTTCAGTGGATTCGCTTGATGATGCTACTTTCATTAACATAGCTTCTTCAGCGTGAGTTACTTCTGGTTTTGTTTTGTAATAAAAGAATCCATCATCATCTTGAATAATTACTTCGTCCAAATATGGATCGTGGTATTTTTCAACGTATATTTTGTTTTCACATATATTGTCCCAGTTTCTTGGCGTTCCATTCCAACTGTGACTAATAATCTTATCATCTTTGACTAGGACTGCACCAACCTTTAACTTTTCTGCATATGAAAGTTTTGCAGTTCTGGTTGCGATATCCATATAATAATCGATCATTTTAACATTCATAATAAATCACACTTTTTGGACTTCTAAATTATCTTTCTTCATAAAGAAGGTTTGAGAATCATTGATATTCTTTTTTACGCCAATGAAAACTTCGCCATCGATAATTTTTGTCGGAAAAGATTCAGAGGAGTAGTAAAAATCATTATTAAAAATGCTCTTAACCTTTATGATCTTTTCAGGTTTCTTGCTCATATTATTTCCCTCAAAATATATTATATATAAAGCAGAGAGAAAAATAAAGGGGATATTACTCCCCTTTTACAAATTAGGTCGGAGGAATATTTTACTTGCCGACCCTCCGACTGCAAGTCCCATCCCGATGGGTTATTTTTTAGAACCTATGGAATACTTATGAGATATTACCCAATTATCTTTATCCTTATATGATAATATTTTGATTTGATTCATATCGACAGTATTTTGTTCTACTACTTCTTTATTATCAACTTTTAGTAATTCCCAATCTTCCAATAGTAAAGCAATAGTATTTCTTCTAGCCAAATCATTTTCAGAAATATCTGAATATTTCCCATCTAAAGAAAATAATTCTTTAAAATGCATAATTGCATATTCACCCCTTTTATGGAGAATATAACAACTTGGATATAAGATCTTATCTTTTTTAGAAGATATTCCTATCCTAGTTAAGGTTTCTTTAATTTTTAAGAAGGAATCTTCGTCTTCTAACGAGACACGAATTCCATATCCTTTGAAAACGTCATCAATCATAATTACATAAACTCCAAAATAATTGCTTAAGTTACAACTATTTAGTAGTTTTAGAATTTCCACCCTTATCCAATCTCTTTTCAATAATGTCAAGATTTTCGGGCGTTAAAACTGATAAAATAGTCTTTGCTTTATCTGAAGAACATTGATAATATTCCATCAACATCTTCAATTCTTTCGAATCTGTATTTTTTAACCATTCTTGTCGTTTTCTCTTATACTGTCTAACTGAATGGAACAAATAATCGTATTGAATCTTCTTATCCAAGTGACTATTTATATTCATCATTTTAGCGTGATAAAGCGTATCCATATGTTGAGATAACGCTTTATTAATCACAAACGAGTTATAATCTTTCTCGTTTTCTTCAATATCTAGGTAATTTTTAGTAGATAATATTGAAGGAAGAATTTCTTTAAATAAGTCTAAGCTCATAAGAATTCGCCTTCTAACATTACCTCAGTCAAAAACGATAGTAATTGGATTTCTGGATCAACTACAAAACTTGTTTGATATTGATATTTAGCCATAGTCAAAATTACGCTTGGAATAGACGATGGCTTTAAAAAGTCATACAACCCATCATAAATCTTCCTATAGATTGAATTTGGATCGTTATCAAGATTAGACACAACCCAACCTCTGGTCTTTGTAAAATCTTTTTCTTTAAGATATTTAATCAAATCCTTAATTTGGATATCGGCTACTTGAGCTAAAATTCCAGAATCTATTTTACCATTAACTGCATATCTCTGTAGTTCAACAAGAGTCTTTCTATAATCAGGGAAGAACTTATTGATTAGAACAGCCAAAGTTTCCTTATCATAATCAATCTTTTCAACAGAAAGAATAAAACATATACGTTTAAAGAATTGAGTGATAATTGCCTTTTTTTCGTTCTTAGGAATTGTAAAGTCTACTTCAATAAACCTTGAGAGTACTGGAGCAGGAATACGATTCTTATAATTTCCAGTAAGAATAAACGTACAGTTAGTATGAAACGCTTCAGTGCCAGCACGCATAGCATCAAAAGCATTGGGCGATAATCTATCTGCTTCATCGATAATGATCACTTTCTTTCCACCAGAAAGTGATACTGACGAAGCATAATTAGAAATTTTGTTACGAAATACATCGATACCGTTTTCAGAACTACCATTAATGAATAGATAATCACAACCTATTTCATTACACATAGCCTTAGCTGAGGTAGTCTTTCCACTACCTTGTTGTCCTGATAGAAAAAGATTGGGAATATTCTTATCATTGACATAAGACTGGAATAGTTTCTTCGTACTTTCTGGAAGTACACATTCATCGATAGTCTTCGGACGATATTTTTCCTCAAAAGAAAATTCGTTATAATCATACATAATATAAATCTCACAATATATAAATACAGTAATAGTATACAACTATTACATACAAAAGTAAATACACCATCCGCGATACCGTAAATATCCGATGGTTTTAACGTACTAGTGGTACATCAACATGAATACTTATTCAAGAAAAAATCCACCAAAAGGATTTTACGTTTATTTCTATCTCCGCGACAAAGATTCCAAAACGGCCACAAAAGGAACTCCATATTACGTGGGTAAGGGGAGCACAGATAGAGCTTGGGAACCTCATGGAAAAATACCAGTACCGAAAAATAATTCGCTTATATTAATACTACATTCAGAATTATCAGAAACTTATTCATTTATATTAGAAAGATATTATATAAAATGGTTTGGTAGAAAAGATAATAGAACTGGGATTTTATTAAACAGAACCGATGGCGGTGAAGGAGTATCAGGTTTAATTCATTCACAAGAATCCATCCAAAAAAGAATAAACTCGAATACAGGAAAAAAACGTTCGAAACAAGCAAAATTAAACATAAGCAATAGTAGAAAAGGAGTATCATCGTCGGTTAAAAAAGGAGACGTTAGACTTCAATCTACCAAAGAAAAAATATCCAATAAATGTTTAGAAAGAGTAAAAAACAAATCACATAATCTATTAAAACAAAAAGATGGAAGTTCTGTAGCATCTAACTTATCCAAAATAGGACAACACAACTGGCAGAAAACAAAAAATTTGGTTAAATGTTACGATAAACAAGGCAATTATATGTTAATAACCACGGACGAATATAGGACACAAACAGGAGATATGCGATTATGGGAATATGTATCCGTGGCTAGTAACGAAGGAAAACGTAGGAAAAATAATTTATAATTATTCCGTTACACTTTCATATAATAATTCAAATTCTTGATTTTCAAGAGAAGTCTCTTCATAGTTCCGCTTATGATAAGTTTTGGCAAGCTTATTAATCAGTTTCTTAGGAATCTTTAATTCCTCGTGAAGATTGTTAATGATATCCTTTAATACTTCCTTCTGTGATTCCTGCATAGTAAATACATTAGAAAGTTCTTTAAGCCCACCCTTTAGAGTTTCAAGTTGGCCCTCGTCAAAATTACCAAATGCTGACGCAACGGTCTTAGTCATAATAATTCCTTAGCTGTAAGTAGAAGAAGTTTCAAGAGTGACATAATAAGTTAGACCATTATTATTATCACTGAACTTAGAAATTCCCTTAGAACAAATTTCAACAACATATTCACCGGGGATCATCTTTAGATTTTCAGTCTTAAAAACTAATTTAAATGAATGTCCTTCTGGATCAACATTTTCTAATGCTAGTGCATTAGAATGTGCAGAATCGTTAGAAGCTTCGAATGTAATTAGTTTTACTTCAGTGCCATCGCTTTCAATAGCAATGTTAGTAGATCCAAGAACATTAGCAGTACGAATTAACCAAGTAAAATCCTTTTCAGTAAGAGTAAACTTCACATCAACTGAAGGAAGATTAGGTCGCTTATCAGGTGCAGCTACGATCATCGTAGGACTTGTAAAACGATACTTGATCTTACTACGTCCACCCATACCAACAATAATAACGTGATTATCATCAAATTCAAGGTCTGCACCATCCTTAAATAAGGATACAAGACTCAAGAAATTGTTTAGATCATAGATACAAAAATCCTTTGGGATGGTTTCTTCAATAACAGCGTCTGCCAAAACATTCTTCAAAGAAGATACTGTAGAAACTGTATTTCCTTGTTTGAACGCAATACTTGGATTGATAGTTGAGAAGTTTTTAAGAACACCTAAAGTTCTATCGGATAGTTTCATTTTTCACCTTTTTCATCAATTAAAATTATATTATATATGCAACAACATATTAGTCAATACATTGTCGATATTCTTTTTCATCATCTTCTATTGTATTTGTCCTAATTTCATTAGGGATAGAATAATATTCACGTTCTTCATTTCTCATTTCTTGCCACCTTTCCAATGAAACAATGGCTTCTTTAACGTCTTTATCTAAACCTTTTAATCCGCGTTTTCCTGCAACTAGAAGTTTTTTTACAGCATGTTGAATACAAGGGTCGGATACTTCAAATAATTGAAGTACCCGATACACATCAATATATTCGCCTGGAACTTTTTTATAGTAATGAGAAAATTTCTCTTTACTCATTAAAGTTCTCCAATATAAGACGCTACGTGTGGAAGTGATCCCTGGAACAGATATGAACCCATATGACCGAGATTAATCCAAGGAGCAAGCCAAGTCTTGATACCAATCTTTCTACACTGTTGAGTGAAGAAATAATCCTCAGACAGATAACGCTTAGAATCAGGATCAATTACGCAATCAAAGAAAGCACAGATTTCTCTTGAACCGTCAAAGTGAGCCTGTCCAACATGATCTGGTTTATACATCTTTTCGGGATATGCTTCTTGATATTTTTCAAAAACTTCGCGCTTAATTAGCATGAAACCAGTTCCTAGATCCATAATCTCAAGAGGATCTTGAATACTGAACTTAGTGGTTCCACCAACAGGATTAAACACAATAGAACCAGTCAACTTTTCATATTCACTAGGAGGAAGCTCTGGATTCTTCTTAATAGCCTTATTAAGCTGATTCCAATCAAGACTCTTCTTAGGATATGGTCCACCAATAATTTCCTTATCAAGAGCAAGCATAGCAATAATGTCCTGTGGATTGAATACGATATCCGCATCAATGAACATCATGTGTGTACAATCACTTCTGTATAAGAATTCGTCAGTGATGTAGTTTCTTGCGCGTTGAATTAGACTTTCATTCATTAAGAAACTGAATTTAACTTCAACACCGTACTGAGCCATTAAAGAATTCAAATCAATCAATGACTTTGCTGTTAACGTGGTCATCATACCACCGTAGGTAGGCATACCAATAAACAGCTTCTTTTTAGACAATTCTTCTCTAGAAATTTGAATTTGCATTTTATATTTTTCCTCAATTATAACTTATATAATTCATTTTCATTTCGTTGATACCATTTTCCACCAACAACTGTAAAGTCTCTTGTAGTATCAACATACTCAAAAACAGTTGTTTTATTATATATATCGTGGTGTGATATCATGAAACCTGTAGACCACTTTTGTGCGTCGCAAAAGTTAGCTCTCCTTACGTGCCCAGCGCCTAAATGATGCCATTCATAAGAACCGAAATTCAAATTATGCAGCGCCTCGCTCTTATGCTTGTGATGATGCCCATTCATCCCCGGAATTCCATAATTTTTTCCTTCTGGGTAATGATGGAATAAAACAGAATCAAATTTTACAAGATAATTCTTTCCCACTTCTTTCTTCAAATCAGACTCATTAAATACGCCTAAGTCTTCTCTTGAAATATAATTAATTTCAAACTCATCGAGTCCAAGTAATTTGGAAATAGTGAAACCATGTAGATCAGATAGTAGTACCATAATATTAGGACTTGCTTCTGATAAGTGCTTCAATAAACGCATTTCGTGATTTGCAGAAATCCAATTAAATTCCGCATCAGGGACAATTTCTCTGATTTCTCTAAGAAATTCATGTACTGAATTGATTCTTTCAAGTATATTGAAACTTCTAGGATCGTTGAAATATTTACTGAATTCAGGCAAATCGAAATGGTCTCCACCGAATACAATAACTTCTGGTTGGATACGTTTTAGCGTATCAAGATACACTCTCTTAGTAAACGCATCAAAACTAATATCATGAGTATCAGAAATGGTTACAATAGTTTGGAACCTTTTTGAATCTGGCCTCAAATACTTTCCATCATACTGCGCCTTTTCTTTATTAAATTCTCTTAATCTATCTTTAGACGCATGTTTAGCTACTTGGCCAAGTAACTTGGATTGTTCTCTAGTTCTTGTTAATCCAGAATACTGTTTGAATTCTGAAAAAGTTCCGAAATATCTAGACCACCAATAATCAGAGCAATCCGAATTATTTCTAAAAAAATCTCTAGTAATATTAGTATTAGGGAATTTTTCAGCCAAATCTAATATAGCATTTATACAATCTTCTTTAGTCCACATAAATTAATCCTTAAATTTTTTCACCAGCACGACCTCTGAAACGCACGAATCCAGGAAATCTTAAAGAATATGTTCCATTCTGATTTTGGGTTATTGCATCAGCTTTTGTTTCTACCAACATACCAATTACGGATGGGTCCCAATATTCTTTTCTTTGTTTATCAGATAAACCATACCCTACATTGGTTAGGATTTCTTTACCGTCTTCAATACCTTTACAAACAAAGGCTCCAAGCATTCCAACATACTTATCTTCACCTTCAATAATATCAATTATTTCCAGATCTACAGAAACGTATGGTTTTAGCTTGAGCCAAGCTACAGATCGTTTTATTTCATACGGTGCATAAGGGTCTTTAATCATTATACCCTCATAGCCACCATTTATTGCTGCACTATTTATTTCCTTATATCTATTAAACCCTACATCAGTATTTAAGTCAACCAATTCTTGTTCTAATATTTGAACATTCCCCAATATTTCTTTATTATTAACATACCAAGAGGATAATGCAAAATTTCTTTCTAATTGTGGAACGTTATAGATACCTTTCTTAAAATGTTCAAGGGGTAATATATCGAAAACATGTAACACTGAATCATTAGTTTGTGCATTTTCTTTTCTGTGAATCTGTTTCATTAAATCTTGAAAAGAATCGCTCATCACTTCGCCATCCAATACCATTGGTTCATTAAAGTAACTGGCAGAAGCACTTAATTGATTTTTAATGATACTGAAATTTAGCAGTTCTTTACCATTGCGGCTAAATTGATCAACCTTTCCATCTGGATATACGATAGAAATAACTCTAACTCCATCCAACTTACACTCAATAAGTTTTTCTCCTTGCAGTTTACTAGGATGATCGTCTGATTTATGAGCTAATTGACAAGAAAAAACAGGAATAATGTATTCTGGCTTATTAGCTTTTGCTGCGCAGTTATTGATAGTCTTAACATCAACTCCACACTTCAGATCTTTTAATAGTATCCTACGATACCAATTATCCCACATATGTTTAGATGAATTCATAGCTATGAATGCTAAAAGTTGCTTTGCTGTATTACCAGTAGCTTTTCTATCAATTAAATCTTTAATTAATTCATAAAATCCAGGAGATTCTAATACATTAAGGCAATCATCATCAGTAGTTTTTGGTACTGTTTTCGTACTTACGCCAAACGTGATTAATTTATCACAAGCAAGTTTTAATCCTTCAAAAAACTCAACGTTATTTTCTTCCATTTCACGAATGATGACAGACTCTTTAAAAAGTCTGCTGTTATCAGATTCCAACTCTAAAATAATATCAGCTGGATTGCGCATTAACTAATCTCCTATATGACATCATCTGTTTAACATACAATTTCGTTTTCTTTTCGCGCTTCTTTAATGCAGTCTTTAAAGCCAAAGGTTTAGCAACTTCATTAAAAGTAACGCCGTTTAAGTGATCAATTTCATGTTGTGCAATACGCGCTGTTAATCCAGAATATTCAGCGGTTTTGAGTATTCCATTCTCGTCTTGGTATTCAACAACAATACTTTCAGGGCGTGTTATTGATAAAATTAAAAACGGAAAACTTAGGCAACCTTCTTCCATATGAACAGTCTTTTCAGAACGTTTCACAATTTTTGGATTAAACAAAATGGTATAATTTCCTTCTGCACCCATAACAAATACATTATGGCGTAATCCGCATTGAGGCGCTGCAAGACCAAATCCTTTAGTAGTTTCAAGGGTCTTTTCCAATCTACCTCGCAGCTCAACAACATCAACACCAGAATTAAAATCAAATTCTGGAATATTCTCATTCAAAATAGGATCGTTTTCATTAACCAACTGATAGGGTTGGAATTTAACACTAATGGACTCTGAAAAATTTAGTCCTGTATCAATAGTAATCATATCACTCATGCTATAACCTCTGTCATTCTTGTGAAATTCTTTTTCTTTTCAAATTTTAAAACTCTATCAAATTTATCGCTAGTTCTATCTATCTTATGGGATATGATAAATATTCTCGTATCTTTATCAAAGTCAGACATTAATTCAAGAAAGTTTTCTATACTTGTGGAGTCTAAACTACCGTCTAATATCTCATCCATTAATAAAAGATTTGTGTTTACAGAATTTTTCATTTTAGCGACCTGTCTAAAGGCGAACAATATAGATAAATCAATTTTGGTTTTTTCACCTTCTGAGAAATTCATATAAGTGAATTCGTCTCTATGTCTACTTTTAATAACCTCTTCAAAATTCTCATTAATATTGAAATTAACGAAAAAATTGAGTTTTGATAAATAAAGATTAATCAATTTATTTAAAACAGGAAGATACTGTTTAATTATCCTAGTTTTAATACCACCGTCTTTCAACAAAGTTGCTGAATATTCATAATAAGACTTTTCATCAGAAATTTTAGATAATGAAGATTCACACTCTTTATAATCTCTCAATAATTTTTTAAGCTCAACGTCATCATATTCAACATTCTTACTTTTCAAATCATCAATAAATTTAGTTTCTCTTTGTATAGTCTTTTCAATTTCTTTGATAGAAGCGTTTATCTTGATTATTTCGGATTGATGACTAATGATATTTTTATTGACGCCATCAATGGCTTCCATTCTGGTTTTCAATTTAGTAAACTCTTCTTCTAGTTTATCTAAACCGTTTTTAAGATCAATTTCTTTTTTATTCGTAGATTCTAATTTATCTTGTCTAAATCCTGCATCTATTGTTTGTTTACAAGTAGGGCAAGAATCGTTTTTCTCATAGAAAGAGTTTTCATTTCTAATTTTCTTTAGATTATCTTCTATCTTACTTTCTATAGAAATAAAGTTTTTCCGTTTCTTTTCAATAGAATCTTTATCTACTATCTTCTTAAACAATGAATCAATGTGCATTTGAATCAATTCACAATCTGATTTCATTACTTCGATTTGATCTTTATTGGTTTGGATTTCTTGTAATTTCAAACCAACCAATTCATCATTATTTCTTTTTTGATTCCTTATGTTCTCTTTTTGAAGTTTAATTTTTTCCTTTGTCAATTCGAATTTATAATTTGAATCTTTCTCTTCATCCTTGAGTTTAGAAATTTTATCTTTCACCAAAAGATTCATAGAAGAAAATATAAGAATATCAAATAGGTCTTCAACGATAGTTCTTCTATCAGCAGCAGACATTTGCATAAATGGATTATATCTGGCAGAACCTAATACAACAACATTAACAAATGATTTATAATTCATCCGAAGAATATTCTTTTCTAGATGTTCTTGATAATCTCTTGCACTAGCGTCTTGGTTAAGTAATTTACCATCGCAATATATTTCAAAGACGTTTGGCTTCAAACCTCTAACGATCTTATAAGATTTACTTCCAATATCAAATTCAATCTCAACGACTAAATTGTTTTTATTGATTGAATTTATAATATTAGGTTTATTAGTTTTTCTAAATGGCTTTCCATATAAAGCAAATACGATGGAATCAACTATACAACTGGTTTTTGATGCTCCGTTCTCACCAACACATATATTCCGTCTATGTGAATTAAGATTTATCTCTAAGAATGCATTTCCTACTGAGAAAAAATTTTTCATTCTAATTTTTTGAAAAATAATTATCATATTTGGATACTAATCGCTTCGCTGTATAACTCGCTTAAAATTTTCTTCACCCTCTCTGGATCATAATCTTTATTCGTTGAAATATCAACGAATTTATATATGGTCGTCAAAGTGTCTTCGCTTTCGTCTATGTCTATCATTTCTTCAGTAAAAACGTCTTGAACGTCTTCAATGATTGCAAGATCAAAAGGTTCTTCTTTTTCTAATTGTTCTAAGAACTTATCAAAAAGATAAACATTAGATTTATTTTTCACCACTAACTTAGCGTAAGAATTTCTCAGTTCGTTTTTATGGAAATTTTCCATAATTAAATTTACATCACTTTCTTCAGTATCATCATAATAAACTTTATTAAACATCTTATACGGATTCTTTACAAAATCCAATTTTTGAGAATCCAAATCAAAAATATGAAATCCTTTAGGATCACCAAAATCTGACCAAGTCAATTCATATGGCGTACCAACATAATGTATATTACGTTTGGTTGAGCGATGATGATAATGTCCACTAAAGACGTACTCAAACCTATCAAATAAAGAAGAATCCATACCTCCATGACCAACTATCCCTTTATACATAGCGAATCCAGATATCTCAAAATGTCCAATACAGACATTTGATCTACTTGTACGTAATTCATTCAAACAATCTTCTTCATTTTCTTTACAAATCCAAGGAATGAAACATATATTCTTACCTTGGATTTCGATTGTTGATGGAGAATCTATTATATTAATGTTCGAATAATCTTTTAAAAGCAAAGATGGAGAATTAACTCTCAATGTGTCCTTATATGCAACGTCATGGTTACCAAGAAGAACATGCATTGTAATATTTTCTTTTTCAAGCTTATCAAAGAAAAATCTTCTGGATTCATATAATCCAGAATTATTCACACGTTTCCTTTCATCAAAAAGATCACCAGTCTGAATGACTGTGGTGATGTTGTTTTCTTTTAGGTACGGAAAGAACACATTCTCATAAAACTTCTCAAAATAATCACTGAAAAGTAAAGAACCTGAACGCACAGCGAAATGTGTATCGCCTAAAATAACAACCTTACTCATCAAAAAATTTCTCTAGTCCTTTTGGTGTTTCTTTAGCGGGTTCTTTTTTTGTAATATGTTTTTCTTCATACGAAGAAATAAATTCATACATATTGTCATATATTTGAATCTGAGCTCTTGTTGCTTCGTCAAGTTCTTCAAGTTCTTCTTCACCAAGAACACCAAAACTTTCAGTAGCTTTATATTTAATGTATTGTTGTTTCTTTTCTTTGGCAATCCTTCGTACAAACGCCCACCAACATATTTTGGTAAAGTAAGCAAAAGGTTTATTGAATCTTTCTGGATCGAAATTTTCGAAGTACATGATGCAATTTTCTACAGCATCAGAAACCATTTCATCTTTAAAAGTATATTTGTAGAAATTTGGACGTTTTGACAGATTATTGGCTATCTTCAGAAAACAGTCGCCAATATAGTTGGAAGGTCTTGGTTTGGGTAAGCCCTTTTCTTTAGCTTCCTTTACTTGATTTTTATAATCTGTCAAGTGTTTAGTGAATTCGGCGTTATCAATATAATTTACAACTACTTTCATTGAGTCTCCATTTTTATTATAATTATATCCATTATAGTTTAATAATATAATACATTTCTAAAAAGTAAAGCAATATTTTCGTAAAAAAAAGCTTGACTTCTGAATTCGACAGAGTTACATTAAGTATGTACCCAGTTGATGATAGTATTAAATATTCTTAGTACGTTAGTGTACTTTAGAGTACTGTAGATCTAGATTATCTAATAACTTCTTAATATCTTCTTTAGATAATTCTGTTTTATCTGTTATCATATTTAAGAAATACTCTTCTATGCTCTTTTTAGGTTCTAGTTTAAGCATAATGTCATTTTCAGAAATAATAGTAGAATTATCTTCAATTAAATTAATAGGAAGCCAATGCTGAAGAACTAAAACTTGTTTTAGTGATTTTACATTTACTTCAATAGCTATCAAATAAGGATGTTCTACTTTAACAGAGTCTTTAAGAATTTCACAAAGACAAATGATGTCATCGCCGTTTTTAAGTCTCAATATTTTTACATCTTTCATAATTAAATATCTATTTTAGTTATTTTGTAATCGAATTTTTCTGAGTTATAGAGTTTTGCTCGTTCTATAAAATGTTTTAACAAAAAGTTCTGGTGTTTGTTTATCGACGCATCATCGACTATATCGTATATAGTCGCTTTATTTTTGTCCTTATGTAATCTCAGCGCTCTTCCTATTGATTGTAATATTCTTATACAAGATTTGCCATTAACAGCGAAAATTATATTATGGAGATTTTTTATCGAAGTCCCAGTTCCCATAATTTTCACAGAAGCTATAAGGATAGCGTTCGATTCTTGTTCAAGTAATTTTCTAATCCGTTCTCTTTCTTCGCCTTCTATTTTTCCATGAATAAAAAATACTTTTCTATCTGGCTGTAATTTTTTGGAGTTTTTTATTAAATCGTAAAGAACCTTTCCGTGTTTATCCACATATTCAAATAGAATAATTGTGTTTGTCTTCATTGACAGGGCCAAATTTTTTATAAAAATATTTCTTTTATTATTAGTAACAAAATAATTAAGTTCGTCTTTATATTTTGCTTTTTTAATTAGATTACAAGTTTCTTTGTCATATTTAAGAACCAAACACCTTATATCAAACCCAGAAATTTCTCCTTTTTCTACTAATTCAGTAGTTGTATTTAATCTATTGATTTCTCCTGTCAATCCAATAATTGTATTGATGTTTGCCTTACATTTATCAGTAGTTCCTGTTAATCCTATTCTGTACTCTGCGTTTGTGCATTTTTCAAGAATCTTTGTTAATTCTTTTCCTTTTATGCCGTGAGCTTCGTCTATGATAACGAAATCATAATCTTCAAAAAACAGATTACCTTTGATGTTCATCAAACTTTGCCAAGTGGATATGGTCAAAAGTTTTTCAGTGTCTTTATCTTGTCCCGAATAAATTTTATGTATGTTTCTTTCAACATCCCATCCATTGATACCTGAGTAATCAGCAAAGTCATTATACAATTGATGTGAAAGCGTAACGTTTGGAACAATAATTAATCCTCTTTTTCCTTGATCTATGAGATATCGTAGGATAGAATAAATTATGAGACTTTTTCCAGAAGCTGTGACAGATAACAATAATTGTCGTTTTCTTTGTATTGCGTCTACAAACCCCGTTTCTTGATAACTTCTGTGATATAATAATTTGTTATCGGATGCTGGTTGTAATTCAGACAAATAAGTTAGCAGTTCATCTTTAGATGGGACTTTTTTGTATTTTAGGTTATCGTGTATTTCAAAAGAATAATTTCTTTTTTTGAAAAATTTTAAGATATCAAATAACAATCCGTGATAAATTATTCCAGTATTTCTGGTTATTATTCTAAGGAGAACGATTTTACCATCCCATATTTTAGCTTTGAATTTCGGATTGAATTTATATCCGTCAGCATAAAAGCTATATGCGTCTTGCAATTCGCGTAGAATGTATTCTTCTGCTTGTATTTTTATGTATGATTCGTTAAGTTTTTCTATTAAGACATCAATCATCATGCACCAGATAAGAATTTCATATAATCAACGTGTACTTTTAATTGCCAAGTTCTATTTGATAGTTCTTTCAGTATAGATTCACAAATAGAAATGGCTTGTTCGTGATAAGATTTTTTTTGTAGTAATTTGATCAATTGTTCGTCAGAATTCAGATATCTGTCAACTCCGCCTTTGCTGACTTTGATATCAAATTGATCCCAACCATATTTTTCTAACGTTTCTTGATCTAAGTGACCTAGATAATATTCAGTTTTTATTGTTTTGAATTTATCATACTCAAATTTAGCTTTCATTGCAGATAGCTTATGGTCATTAAGTATTTTTACGTATTTTGAGTGGAGTTTTGGAATTCTTAAAATTTCCGTACTTATTTGCGATTCGTTAATTACAGAATCTTGGTTCCAATTTTCTAAAATTTCATCAAGTTTAAACATAATATAAAATCTCCAATTACAATCGTTCTACATTATATATATGGTATTTGAACGTGGCTGTTGCCAATACAACATCGTCAGCTCCCATAGTAGTGTCCATCCAAATATCAGATAATGCTACTGGAAACATAGATTCAAAATTTATTTTTAATTTTGGTACATTTATACCGGAAAGAATAGCCAGATACCCTTCGGAATATTGCGGTTGCTGTGAATGCAACGTATATACAGATTCTCTGTATAAATTTTTATATTCATCAAAACTACAAGGAAACGTCATCCCTCGCATCCAATCATAAATTAATTGCCAATTCCACATTTCTTCATCGACAATGAACGTCATCTCAAATTGTCCAAACACCAATTTATCTCCGGGCCTTGGTATGTTGGCGAATGGGGTTGGTTGATAAGGTGCAGTTGTTGATATTGTCGGTAGGTTGACTTTTTGGCAGAAATAGGTTACTGTACTAATTCTGGGGAACAGCATTTGGTATTTACTTGGTTGTAAATAACTGGTGTTAGAAGGATTTCTATTTAAAGCTGTCATATAAAAGTTGCTAAATAAAAGTATTTATATTATACTTAAAATATTGATAAAAACAGGTGATATTATGGTTAGGACGATAGTTGCTGAAAAAACTTTGGATTGCGAACACCTTCTAGGTCAGTTTTTGGATGACCGTCATTTCGATTACGTTGTGGATGAAGATTGTAATTTTTTTGCACCTCCTATTTGTGGTTTAGAGGAAAAAAGTACGTGTACAAATAAAGACTGTTCTTCCTGCCCAAAGGGAGTGGATGAAGATACTGTTATTTTTATTTTAAGGAAGAATTTCTTTACTGAAGACGAACAATTGAATGCTCTAGAGGGATTGAAGGGCGCTGCGTCTATATCTTTTAATAGAGGAATTGCTGCAGGGCCAAGAGAAGAAACGGACTCTGATAGAGAATGGGTAACTGATCTTCAATTAGACGTGTTAGATTATTTTTCAAATCCTTCTAAAAATCTTTTTGACGAAGATTCTGTCAGTGAAATTTATGATCGTTATACCAATGTTAAGGATGCTCCATCAACCAGAGGTTATGTTTGGTTAACTTCTAAAATGAAAGCTGATGAGTTTGAATTTGATACTTGGGCTAACGATGTGAAAAATATGCCACAAGAACAACAGATAGAAGAAGCTGAAAAGATCAAACAGAAATATATTTCAAATACAAATTATGCAGGTGCAGTTCATTCAGGAGTTGCTGGTTGGTATGATAGATATCCTAGAATTCCTTATGGCAGAGCAACTTCATACACTGAAAAGAATCCAGAAAAGTTTTCTTTAGCGTATCCTTTTTTACAAAAACTATCTAAAGCGTTTTCTACTATTTTACCAAGGAGATGGGCTTTCCAGAAATCTTGTATTGAAAGAATTGATCCAGAATTCCACGTTCCAGATACTGTTTTTACCACAATTACTGTAAATAAAACATTTAGAACTGCTGCTCATAGAGATGCAGGCGATTTACATCAAGGATTTTCTAATCTTTCTGTACTTACTAATGGTAAGAAATATTCTGGCGGCATGTTGGTTCTGCCAGAATTTAGAGTAGCTGTTAATGTTCGCCCAGGTGATTTATTATTGATTAATAATCACGGAGGCATTCACGGAAATACTCCTATTGTTCTTGAAGAAGACGGTGCAGAAAGATATTCTGTTGTCTGTTATTTCAGAGAGAAAATGTTAGAGTTGGGCGCTAAGATTTATGAAGACGCCAGATATAAATTTGTAGAATTCAGAAGGAATAATAAAGATCATCCAGAATGGAGATCTATGTGGAATGGAACTTCTCCTGGTATGTGGAAGTCTAAGGAATGGTATGATTTTCTTGAAAATGAATTGGGTAAAGATATGGTAGCCAAATATCATCCTGAAAGTATTGAAAGTACGATATCAATGGATGAGTTCTTTTAATGTGTGGAGTTATTGGGGCAATACTCAAATCTCCTTCTGACAAAGAATTTTCTTTGGTGCGTAACGCATTCCACGAATCCAAAATTCGTGGAATGCACGCAACAGGATTATCTTATGTTAAAAATGGACAATTGATTACGATTAAAAAATCTGTATCTGCTGATAAATTCGATGAGTTAAATCATCTTGCTGAATTTGTGAATGAAGACGGTAACTTATATCTAATAGGACATTGTAGATATTCAACTTCCGATTTAGTTTACAATCAACCTATATCCAATGGAAATCTATCCGTGGTTCATAATGGGGTTATTAGCCAAGAACTATTTGATAATTGGAAATATTTTTATGGATATGATTGTTCTACTAAAAACGATAGTGAATTACTTCTTCATACATTAGAAGATCAAAAAGACGTATTTGAAATATGGAAAGATTCTTCAATGGGCGTTTGTACGTTGAATGTCAATAAAGAATTGATTTTCTATAGAAATGGAAAAAGGCCAATATATTTTACAGAATTTGATTCGGGAATATTAATAGGATCAACAAAAGATATTCTAATTAGAAGCGGATTACAGAAAATTATTGAAGCGGAACCGTTTGTATATTATACTATACGCGATTTGAATCTGTTATACAATTATCCGCAGGACAGAGGAATAGATTTACAAAATGGATAAATTATTAATATACATTCCTACTCTTGGTAGAGAAGGTAGACAAATTACGTTAAAATCGATTCCAGAAGAATGGAAAGATCGTGTATTTTTGGTATGCCCTTCCGCAGAAAATCACGAATGGGATAACAGAATAGACGTTCCAGAATATTGTATAGGAAGTGTTGCTAAAACAAGGCAATTTATTCTTGATTCTAGTGAATCTAAATTCGTTGGTATGTTGGATGACGATCTATCGTTTTATGAAAGAGATTCTATTATTTTAACTAAGACAACTAGATTAGAATCAATAGAAAAATATTTTTCTTTGATGGAGAGTTGGTTGATGAGCGGTGATGTGTATTGTACACAAGCTAACAGTTTTATGTCGCATAATAATCCAGAAGAATATTATTATGGAAAGCCATCCCATTCACATTTTGTTAATAGGGATTATTTGAAATCTAAAGATATCCGCTTCGATGCTTTAAGTTATTTTGAAGATTTTCACGTACCTTTATCAGTACTTGAATGTGGTAAAAGGTTGAGAATTTCTGGTAAATACATAGCTAAAGAAAAAGAAGCAAATGCTTCTGGTGGATGTTCAATAAACAGAACAGCAGATAATAATAAAACTGCTATGTATAAACTTCAAGAACTGCATCCAAAGTATGTGACTTTAAAAGAAGAAGAAGGTGCTACTAATCAAAATTTGGTAGTTGATTTAAAGATGCGTATATCTTTTAAAAAAGCATATGATGATAACGTAATAAAAAATAGTGGTATTTTAGATGATTTCATGTGATAATTGGTCTTACGGTGTGGAATTAGAATACGGTAATTCATATAGATTTTGTGATTTACCAGAAGGTGCAAAATGGAATGACAAAGATAATACTTGTGTAAGTTCAACAGGGATAGCAAACGATCCAGACGGTAAGTTGTATAAGTATGGTGGAGAAATTAATACTAGACCAACGTATAGTATTGAAGAACAAATAGAACATATTTCGGAAATTAATCGTACTTTATGTCCACATCCCTTAGTTAATTATAGAAGTAATCTTCACATTCACGTTAGAGTTCCTGGATTAAAGGATGATTTAGAAGCTTGTAAGAAATTACTACGCTACATTGACAAGTATCAACAACAAGCTTTTGATATTGTCGAAACTATTCCTGTACCAGATAAAAATGTTCTTACTCCAGAAGTATATGAATGGGAATTGAAGAGAATGAAAAGACGTATGAAATCTCATCAATATAAATTACCCGCAAACAGAGTAAACGCTATGCTCAATGCTACGACTACTCAAGAGTTTTTTGAAGAACATGCTCCTTTAACTGCAAAAGGTAGAATGTGGTACTTTAGTCCAAGGGCAGGAATTAACCTTAGACAAATGTGGGAAGAAACTAATACTATTGAATTTAGACACTTTCCAGGTACTCTGGATATGGTAGAGATGGAGTCTTGTATTAGATGGTGTAAGAACTTTTTGTATCATGCACTATTCACTGATGATGTTAGTCCGCACGAATTTTATATGGAAGAGACTTATGTTTTCCCTAAATTTCAACCATATAGATTTGAATGTGAACAAATATATCAATGGACTAATTTCGACACTAATAAAAAATCGGATATCACAAAAAGATTGAATGCTTTACGATTATACGTTAATATAGATGATACAGAGAACGTAGATGCTAAGGTAGTATATCCATATATGTTAAGATTAAAGGCTCAAGGACTATGAACGTTCTTTTCGTATGTCATGGTAATATCAATCGAAGTGCAGCTGGAGAAATCATTCTCAAACAAATTAAACCTGATTGGAATATTAAATCAGCTGCATTGAAAGATACGAAAGGTAATGAAATTACTGCTAAGAAAATGCGAGAAGCATTAGGCGAACTTGGATATCCTAGCGAAGGTATTAGATCGACTCCAATTTCTGATGAATTGGTTGATTGGGCAGATGTTATTTTCTATATGGACGATTCTAACAGAGATAAGTTAGAGGATAAGTTTGGTACTACAATATTTTCTAAATCTGTTAGACTCAGTAGTTTAATTGGCATTCCTAAAATACCAGATCCTAATTATGCAAAAGGTAATGAGTTGCATAAAATGGTTATTAAAATGTTAGAAGAATCTTTAAAAGTTTTTATAAATGGATTACAGCAACAGGAATAACAGAAGAGAACTATTCATTCGTTGGTATGCTTGGTCTTTAAATTATAAAGATTGCGATCCAGCTGTTTGGTTAGCGAATTATCTTAATGAAAGATATGAACACAACATAGAACAGAAATATTGGTTTGCTTGGTTATATGGTAACACTTACCAATTACCCACTGCTTGGGTATTGATGAACGAATTTCCTGATTACGAACTAGCTACTTTTGATAGACTTGATTGGTGGAATTCCAATAACTATAAGAGACTTCGTTATCAAGTTGATATGAAATACGAAAAAGGCAAACTACCAGAAAAGTTTGTTTGTTATAAGTCTATTATTGGTGATAAATTACAAACAACTTTTTTTAATAATTTATTATTGGATAATGAAAAATCTAGTTTCGATAATATTTGGAATTATACATTAACTAATTTTCATAGGTTTGGCAGGTATTCTGTTTGGTTTTATTTACAACAATTGTATTCAACAGTCAATCTTCCTATCAGCCCAACGTCATTAATGTTGAAAGATTATTCTGGCTCTAAAAGTCATAGAAATGGATTGTTGTTGGCATTAGGTCAAGACGAGAAGTATAATGAACGTTTAACATCTGCTGAATATGAATATCTTGAATGTATTGCCCAAGATATATTACAAGAAATGACGGATAGATTTCCTAACTTGAAGTTTGATATAAATGCGTTTACAATGGAAACTGTTCTGTGTTCTTTTAAGAAAATCTTTAGACCTACAAATGGAAGATATCTTGGCTATTATTTGGATAGGCAATCAGAAGAAATTATTCAACTAGAAAAAGATTCTTGGGATGGAATTGATTGGAACGTTTTATGGCAAGCTAGGAATGAATGCTTAGATAATCGTTTAAGTAGTAAAACAGTAATAAATGCTGGTAAATATCCAGAATTTATTAATTCAAATAAAATATCAAGGATGGATTGGTTGTTTGATGATGAAGAAGAATTGAAAACTGGATTTGAGGCGTTTTTATGAGAAAAATTATTTGTGTTATTGGTGAACCTGGAGTTGGTAAGACTACCCTTTTTCGTAATTTTATGGATGCATATTCTTGGGAAAATCAAGAACCAGTTAAGCTTGTAAATACAAAATATTCCAAAGATTTGGATCTTCATATAATTGGAAAATATGAAGATGGAGAAGTTTTTGCAGGTACTGACAGACTTAGTATGGCAGTAATGCCAGAAGCAATAAAATTTGTTGAAAGCACTACATCTAATGTTATGTTTGAAGGTGATAGACTTACGAGCACTAAGTTTTTTGATTTCTTATTGACTCTTCCAGAAACTGTAGTTAGTATAATTGTTTTAACTGCATCGCAAGAAACTTTAAACGAAAGATATGAGCAAAGAGGAAGCGAACAATCAGACACCTTCTTAAAAGGAAGGAAAACGAAGATTAATAATATTCGTGGTAATTTTGATTATATGGAATACATTCACGTTTATGAAAATAAAACACCAGAAGATATGTATACAGTAATCAATAAAATTAAATCTTTACTAAATTAGTAGGATATAGTATAAATATAAATTGTAAGGGATTACATAAATCGAAATGGACTTTTTAATGTAACAAGAGGTATATAAAATGGCTAGTATTGTTAATTCTGCTGCGGATACCGCAGAAGTGCCACTTCTCAATAAGTCGTGGCTTGCTGGAGCCTTTAGTATCTATTTCGTATTCTATATTTGGGTACGTTGGTATGAAGGTGTTTTTGGTTGGGCTGCTGGACTTGATTCCTTTGCTCCTGAGTTTGAAACCTATTGGATGAATTTTCTTTACGCGGAGATTGTTCTTGAGGTAACAATTGCCTCAATCCTTTGGGGTTTTATTTGGAAAACTAGGGATCGTGATTTTTCTGCCCTGACTCCACGTGTCGAACTGCAACGTAATATGACGCATTTAATTTGGTTATTTGCTTATGCAAATGCTATTTATTGGGGCGCTTCATATTTCACTGAACAGGACGGTACTTGGCATCAAACCATTGTTCGTGATACTGACTTTACACCAAGTCATATCATTGAATTCTACCTCTCTTATCCTATCTACATTATTACTGGATTTGGAGCATTTCTTTATGCTAAAACTAGACTTCCTTTCTTTTCAGAAGGATTGTCTCTTCCTTATCTTGTAACTGTAGTTGGTCCGTTTATGATCCTTCCAAACGTTGGTCTTAATGAATGGGGACACACCTTCTGGTTTATGGAGGAACTTTTTGTGGCTCCTCTCCACCTAGGTTTTGTTGTATTTGGATGGTTAGCACTTGCAATCGGAGGTGTTTTATTACAAGTATTTGACTCCTTTTCAAGACTCATTGGTGAGGAATTATTATTTGTAATGAACGATAAGTAAAAACTTATCAAAACAAAAAAGGGAGGAAAAACCTCCCTTTTTTTATATTTTATGTTTACAATTATCAAAATGATATCTTGTCATATTCCCACCTCCACCAGATATTCCACAATGAGGACAAGTAATATTTTTTATATTTCTAGTTTTATATAATCGTCCTTCTTTATATTCTGGTTTCGAGTCTTCTGGATATATATGATATGATTTTTCATCATCGTGATACCACCGTTTACCTATACAATGTTTTCCTCCAGTATCTTTAAATTTTTGTATAGTATCTTCAGTATATACTCCTACTTTTCCTTTGTTCCAAGGAAGTTGTCCTGTTTTCTTGCCCTTATTCCAAGGTGTGTATGGTTTTCCTTTATTCCACGGTGTTCCACCAGATAGACCTTCACCACCATCTGTCATATTTCTTAGAATGCCTGTGTTGTTATCTTTTCTACCAAACCATCTAATGTAGTATCGTTCTTGAATGAACGCTTGACATTCGGTTAGGTTCTGTGATATAATAATGTTTCTGTTTAGGTCTTTTGGAACTGGAATATTTCCATGTTTCTGAAATCTTCTTTTTCCAGAACCTTTACCGACATAATATGGAGTGAAATCTTCTCTTAAATAGAGATAGACATAAAAGTGTGACTGATAAATACTCATGCTGATACTCCTGTTTAGTATTAGAACCCATAGATACGCCAATATCGTGATGGGTATTTTTATTGACTATGGTATTTATATAATGAGGATTAAATAATGAAAACTATCTTTGAAAAAGAATATTGTGGTGAATCTCTTTCTGATATAGAAAGAGATATTAACGAAGCATTTTCGGATCAATTCAATCCTGTTATGCGTGAGATTCCAGTAGATGATTGGGGATTTCCAAAAGGAGACATTAAAGTTACTATTGTGTGGAGTAATGATTAATGACAAAATATTCTGGAACTAAATGGAATACTGATGAATGTGGTAGGTGTGGAAAACCACACCATAATTATTCGGGAAAATTTGATAGATTTGGTATAGAATATGTAGTTTGTGGTATAACACATAAACGCATGAATGTTAATCAAACCACGGTTCGTGATGTTTTTTATGCAACAAATTGGTATATAGATGGTGATAAGAATGACTGAATCCGAACTATTAAAAAAGTATGAGGATGAAGTTAAACAAATTCCAGAAATGAGGAATTTAGTTTCCTATAGATGTGAGGATGCTGTAAAAATTATTTCTTTTTTAATTAGTAATTATAATAAATCAGATAATGATTATGTGTTATTAGGTGTTTGTGTTGCCTTTTTAAAAGGAAGATGTAATCCTGCTATGATTAAAGATATTATTAATGAATGGAAGGAAACTGAATAGGATATCCCCTTTACATTACGGATTTGTGTTCTTCGGATGGTTGGCACTAGCAATTGCAGGAGTTCTTCTCCAAGTGTTTGCCTCATTTGGCAACCTTATTGGCAAAGAAGTAACTGAAGCAGTAGACAGTGGTCTTATTTCTAAGTAAACGTTCTATAAACGGATAAAGGGGGCTTCGGCCCCCTTTTTATTGCTTTACTTTTTTTCAAAAAGCAGATATTATATATACTATGAGAAGAGATAGACTCTTCTCTTTAACTATACTTGGGAGGCAAGTATGTCAAAAAAATACGATTTAATCGTCTATATTGGACGTTTTCAACCATTTCATAACGCTCATCATGAAATCCTTTGTAGGGCAAAAGCACTTGCGGAAAAAGTAGTGCTCATTATAGGCTCTTCCCAGCAGCCTAGAACATATAAAAACCCATTTACTGATTATGAACGTAAGATGCTCATGATTGGTGATTGGGAAGTATCTTCTTATTGTGTCAAAGATTGCATGTATAATGATCAAGCATGGGCAGTCAGTATACAAGAAGCTGTCGCAAAAGAAGTTTACAATGCGTTTTACTTGCAAGATAATGTTAAAATTGGTATTATCGGACACGAAAAAGACCAATCAAGTTTTTATCTTAAAATGTTTCCTCAATGGGATCACATTGATGTAGAATGCATCGAACCGTTACACTCTACTAATATCAGAGATTTATATTTCCGTAATGATGTTAATATGAATTTTATTAAAGGTGTAGTACCTACAAAAGTTTTTACTTTTTTGAACGAATTCAAAGACAGTGAATCATATAAACAAATAGTCAAAGAACGAGAATTTATTGAAGATTATAAGAAACAATACGCTTCATTTCCTTATCCTCCTACATTTGTAACTACTGATGCAGTTGTTATCCAATCAGGACATGTTTTGATGATCAAACGTAAATCAGAACCTGGTAAAGGATTATGGGCATTACCCGGAGGATTTCTGAACGCTGATACAGACAAAAGTATGATCGATTGTTGTATTAGAGAATTGAAGGAGGAAACTGGTATTAAAGTGCCCGTTCCTGTATTGAAAGGAAACATAACAAATTCTAAAGTTTTTGATGCTATTGGGCGTAGTGCTAGAGGCAGAACAATAACCCATGCATTTAAGATAGTTTTGCCTGATGGAGAACTTCCAAAAGTGAAAGGTTCAGACGATGCGGAAAAAGCTAAATGGGTTCCTATTTGGGAATTACAATCTGAAGATTGTTTTGAGGATCATTATGATATCATTTCTTATTTCGTTTGAGGTTCATTATGAGTTCTTATATTAAACAATTACAAGATCAATTAAATACGCCTAAATGGTTAATTGATAATATTCTCTTTGAAGGATTGACTGGATCTGTATGTTATGGAGTTTCTAACGATACTTCTGATATGGATATCGTAGGTTTCTGTATTCCTCCAAAAGAATTAATATTTCCACATTTAGCTGGAGAAATATTTGGGTTTGGTACTCAACTTAAACGGTTTGACGTTTTCCAACAGCACCGTATTGAAAAAGATAGAAAGACATATGATTTTACCATTTATTCTATCGTAAAGTTTTTCCAACTTGTTATGGAAAATAATCCTAATATGATTGATGCTTTATTTTTACCAAGAAATTGTGTATTGCATTCAACGCATATCTATGAACATTTAAGAGATAATAGAAAAATATTCCTCCATAAAGGTTCTTGGTTTAAATTTCGTGGATATGCATATTCGCAATTATCTAAGATTAAAAGTAAGTCAAATGCTTCTAATCCTAAAAGAGCAGAAACAATAGAAAAATTTGGATACGATACTAAATTTGCATATCATATAGTTAGACTTCTTTTAGAAGTTGAACAGATTATGGCAGAAGGAGATTTGGATCTTCAAAGAAATTCAGAAATTCTGAAAAGTATTAGAAAAGGAGAATGGAAATTAACTGATCTGGAGTCTTGGTTTGATAGTAAAGAAAAGGCTTTGGAAGGTTTATATACAACGTCTAAGTTACCAGAAAGACCTAGAGAAAATAAAATTAAGGCGCTTCTCATGGAATGTCTCGAAATGCATTACCAAGATTTGAGTTCAATCATTAAGGTCGCTCCAGAAGTTAATTCAATAGTTCATGATTTAGAATTATTGATTGAAAAATATAAGGTGTAATATGTATAAATCAATCATACTTAATTCAGATTCGTACAAATACAGTATGCCATTTCAATATCCCGAAGGGACGGAATATGTATATTCATATATCGAAAGCAGGGGTGGTCTTTGGGATGAAACTGTCTTTTTTGGTTTACAAGCTTTCATTAAGGAATATCTACTTGAACCTATAACAAAAGAAGATATTGATATTGCAGAAGAAATTATCACCCAACACGGAGAACCTTTTTATAGAGAAGGTTGGGAATATATTCTTAAAGAATATGATGGATATCTTCCTGTAGTAATTAAAGCAGTACCTGAGGGAACAGTAGTTCCTGTTAAAAATGTATTGGCTACGATAGAAAATACAGATCCAAAATGTTGGTGGTTAACTACGTTTTTGGAAACGTCTCTTCTTAGGGCAATTTGGTATCCAACCACTGTAGCTACAAATAGTTGGATGAGTAAGAAAATTATTAAGTATTGGATGAATAAAAATGGTGGATGTAATAGCGTGGATTTCAAGCTTCACGATTTTGGTGCTAGAGGTGTTTCTAGTCTGGAAAGTTCTGCAATTGGTGGGGCCGCGCACCTCATCAATTTTATGGGTACTGATAACATTAATGGTCTTCTTTTTGCAAGGGATTATTATAACGCTGGG